GGCCCGCGCCGGAGCAGATGTATGTGGGCTCCCTGGCCTATGTGCGGAAGGTCCCGGCCCTGTCGGACGCGGCTCCGACCAACTGGCTCCTGTCCTCCGCTCCTGACGTCTACCTCTACGGCGCCCTGATGGCTGCCGGCCCCTTCCTGCGGGACAATGAGGCCCTGGTCACGTTCAAGGCCCTGTTCGACGAGGCCATTGAGGGCATCCGCGTGGCTGACAAGCCCGTCGTCGGCGTCCTTCGCACCGAGTTCCCCCAGCGCGGCCTACAGCGCCGCTACAGCATTTACTCCGACTTCTGAGGCACCCACATGGCCATCAAGTACGACACCACGACCCGCAATGACATGCTGGACGAGCTGACCGCTCGGGTTGGCACGTCGGGCCTTCTGCGGATCTACAACGGGACGCGGCCGGCCAACGTCGGCACGGCGATCACCTCCCAGACCCTGCTGGTGGCGCTGACCACCAACGCCTCGGCCTTCGCCGCGGCGGCGTCTGGCGGCATCCTGACGGCCAGCGCGATCAGCAACGGCACGGCGGTGGCGACGGGCACGGCGTCCTGGTTCCGCCTGTTCCAGTCCAACGGCACCACGGCGATCATGGACGGCGATGTGTCCACCTCGGGCGCTGACCTGAACCTCAACAACACCAGCATCGCCACTGGCCAGACGGTGAGCGTGACGGCCTTCACCGTGACCGAAGGCAACGGCTAATGGCTGATAACGTCGGCTACACACCCGGTGCCGGCGCGTCCATTGCGGCGGACGACATTGGCGGCGCCCTTCACCAGCGCATCAAGTTCACGCTTGGCAGCGACGGGGTAAACCAGGGCGACGCTCAAGGCGCGACAGCCGATCCGGTCGGCAACGAACTCGCCCTTCTGGTCCGGTCGGTGGCTGAGGAAAACGCCTATACGCAGGAACTGCTGAACACCATCGCAATGATCCTGCGTTCGGTCTGGCAGATGGGCTCGGCGGCGGGTGCGCCGTCGCTCACGGTTCGGAACTCTACACAGGCGGATTTCCAAGTCACCATCCAGAACAATGCGCCAGTTAACGTCAACCAGATCGGCGGTAGCACGCCGCAAACGACTGGTGGCGGTTCTTCCCCGGCCTTTTCGACCAGCAATCATTTGGTTGTGGCACCGTCGCAGCAATATCACCCGGCGTCTTTGCCGCAGCACATCTATGCCAACATTCAGGTCTGACACATGTCGCTGACACTCAATCTTCGTAAAAAGGTCCACCGCAAGATTTGGGAGCCCGTCTTTACTCCCGTTCCGGTTACGTCCGCTGCGGGCACGATCTTCGTGGGCGATCACCTGAACCTCGGGCAGACGGAAGGGCTTGTGCCCAACCTTCCCACTGACGTTGGCCGTCAAGCCTATTACGTGACGGGCGTGTCGGCTATCTACTGGTATAACAAGCAGGAAGAAGCCTTCGCGCAATTGCCGAACTCGGGCTCGGCGGGCACTTACGGCGCGGGCGCTGCGGGCTTTGTTCACCCGGTAGGGCCGTCCTTCACCGCCTCGGCGGGGACGACCAACAGTTTCACCTCGACCCTGACGATGGCTCGCAACGTGGGCGGCTACCGCTTCCGCGTGACGGCGGGAACCAACCGGGGCCTTGAAGGCTTCATCCGCGCCAACGGCTTCGGGGCCAATGCCGTGTTCAGCACGGTGGACACCTACGGCGTCGCCTTTGACAACACCAGCGTCATCCAACTGCTCACGGGCCGCTTCTGGCTCTACGTCCCCGGCGCGACCAGCGGCTTCAACTATTACGACTACGCCACGAACGCCTGGACCTCGCGTTCGGTCGCTTCCGGCCCCGCTATCACGGCCAACGAGGGTTGCTTGATCGGCACCCCGGCGAAGGAAACCGTGGTCGAACTCGGGACGGCTTCGGCGGGCGCGGCCTCGACCCTGACGGACTCCACGCGCTCTTGGGAAGTGAACGGCTTTGCCCGGCGCATGGTGGCCATCATCAGCGGGACCGGCGCGGGCCAGTATCGCTATGTCGTCTCCAACACCGCCACCATCCTGACGGTTGACGCTGCGTGGGGCACGGCGCCCGACACGACCAGCGAATACGAGATCAGCGGGCTCTGGTCGGACTTGGCTTCTGCGGGCTCCACAACGACCATCACGGCGGGCACAGGCACGCCTTGGACGGCCTCTCAGTGGATCGGGCAACAGGTCCGTGCCGTGGCCGGAACCGGCGCGGGTCAGGTCTCCGTCATCACGGCGAACACGACCTCTGCGTTGACCTTCGGTGCCGTCACCACGGCCTTCGACGCCACGACGCGGTATGTGATCGAGCCCGACGACAACGCCTTCTGGTTCCTCGGTGGCGCGGCGGTCACGCTGTTCAAATACAGCATCAGCGGCAACACCTGGGCGACCATCTCGCCTGTCGCGGCTCGCGGTGGCGCTGCGGGCGCGGGAACGTCTGGTAGCTGGATCGCCAACGTCCCTGACATTGCGTGGAACGGTGCGGGCTCTACGGGTGGCCCCGGTGGCGTTCTGAGGCAGAACGGGCGCTTTATCTACTCGTTCCGGGCGGCGGGTGCCAGCACCCTCGACGTTTACGACATCGCGGCCAACACTTGGTATTCCGGCATTACCTACGTGGGTTCGGAGACCTTCACGACCGGCTCAACCTGGGCTGACTGGAACGGCACAATCTACGGGCAGAAGGACGCCACGGGCCGGTTTTTCATGTTCAACGTGGCGAAGAACGAACTGGTCCCGCTCACGACCAACAACATCACTCAATCCACGGCCATTTCCGGCGCTCGCCTGCTGTTCGATAAGTATTACGACCCGACTAACGGCAAGTCGCTCAACTTCATCACCTACCTGTCCAACACCTCGGCGCAGCTGCAGCGCATGGTGCTGATCTAATGTTCACGCCCGAGGTCTATCAGGTCGACACCCGGTGGGCTTATGCCATCCTCCACAATGGCTGGGCGATCATTCGGCAGGATTACCACCCGGAGGCGCCAGGCCATCAGCCCATGACCCAGGCCGAGGCCGAGGCCTTCGTGGCCGTCGTGCTGGCCCGCATCTCAACGCCAGCCTCTGCCGCCCCGGAACTGGACAAGATCGACTTCCTGCGCCTGTTCACGGACGTCGAGATTGCAAGCCTGCTGGAAGCGGCCAAGACCGTCCCGGCGGTGGCCGTCTACCAGTACAAACTCAGCCAAGCGAGCGTCGTGCGGCTGGATGATCCAGACATCACCAGCGGGATCCCTGCACTTGAGGCGGTGGGTCTGCTTGGCCCCGGTCGCGCTGCGCAAATCCTTCGGAACGAACCCCCGGCCTAGCGCCTGAACCGGAGGGCGCTCCATGCTGCTGACCCTTCTGAGCCCGCAGGGCGCCGCAACTGACATCTTCGGCTCGGCTTCCATCACGGAGGCCCCTGACACCCTCGACGCCCTCGGCCAGGTCATTGTCTCGGGCTCGGCTGGCATTACCGAAGCGGCCGACACCCTCTCGGCGTCTGGCACGGTCTCGGGCGGTGCCATCACAGGTGACGCGGCGATCCTGGAGGCGGCGGACCCCGCTTCCATCTCGGGTGCGGTTCTCGTTGCGGGCTCTGCCGGCGTCACTGAGGCGGCGGATACTGCATCAATCTCCGGAACGGTCTCGGGTGGGCCTGCAACCGGCACTGTGGCGGTTACAGAAGCCCCGGACACGCTCTCCGCATCTGGCGGGGTGGCGATCTCGGGTTCTTTGGCCCGGACGGAAGCGCCTGACACGCTGGTGGCCTCGGGTGAGGTCATCACCGTTGTCATTCCTGGCACGGTCAACGTCACCGAGGCCCCGGACACGCTGGCGGCGTCTGGCGCGGTTCTGGTCTCGGGCACGGCCGCGATCACCGAGGGCCTGGACTTCGTCACGGCTACGGGTTGGCAGTCAGCCTTTGGCATCGCGGCGATTGTCGAGGCCGCGGACATTGGCGTGGCCTACGCCAAGTCTACCGGCTGGGGCGTGGCGCCTGACACTGCGGAGATTTGGACGACCCAGACCGACACCTCGGAGATCTGGACCCCGATCACCACGACACCGGAGGGATGGACCCCGCAATGAGGCCGATCAGTCCAACCCTCGGCTTCCCGCTCGCGCCGACCCTGCAGGACATGCAGGACGCGATCCGGGAGCAGGCGGTGCCGACCAAGCCGGTGCAGCTCGCAACGGTCCTCTTTGCCGACCTCCCGCCGGCTGCGGACTGGCAGGCCTGCATGATCCACGTGTCTGACAAGAACTCTATCGCCATCAGCACACCTGTTGCCGGGGTCTACACCTGGCTGCGGGCGAACGGAGCCGCCCTCTAATGCCCTCCACCTATACGTCATCGTTCCGGCTGAACCTTCAGGCCCCCGGCGACAACCTCAACACCTGGGGTGTCCAGCTCAACAACGGCGTTTTCCAGCTTCTTGAGGATGCCCTTGCCGGTGCGGTCACTCAGGCCCTGTCGGGCTCCCTGACCCTCACCAGCGTCAACGGCGCGACCGATCAGGCCCGCTGCCTTGCCCTGAACATCACCGGCGGGACCGGGGGAACGATTACGGCGCCGGGCGTCAAGAAGCTCTACTTCGTCCGCAATGCGTCCTCGGGGGCGGTTGTCGTCACCACTGGCGCAGGGGCGACGGCCTCGTTCGCGGCGGGTGACGTAGGCTTCTGCTACTCCCCGGACGGCATCAACTACTACCGCACCACGGTCACAACGGCTTTCGGCGGGGCGATCCTCACCGGCGTCGGGACGCCCTCGGCCAACACCGACGCGGCGACCAAGGGCTATGTGGACGGCGTGGCCTTCACCATGGCGGCGGGCTCTCTCCCCGGCCAGACCGGCAATGCTGGCAAGAGCCTCATCACGGACGGGACCACGGCCTCCTGGGGCCTGCCGGTCCTGACGACCTCCGACATCACCGACTACGCCTCCGACCAGGCCGCGAAGACCGCGACGGCCACCAAACTCGCCATCGCCTTCGCGGCTGCGCTCTAGGGATCCTGAACCATGGCCATTGCCCCCAACTCCATCATCACCCCGCAGCGGCCTTTCACGGCCACGGCGGTCGCCACCACGGCGAACTCGACCTATTCGGACACGCCGACCAACACGGTCCTGCTTGCCCGTCAGGACCTTCTGCCGCCCAACCCCTTCACGACGGTGAACGCCTCGGCGGTGGTCACGGTCTCGCATCCCGATCACGGCCTGTTCACCGGGACGCAGATCACGGTGTCAGGCGCGGCGGCGGTCGGCGGCATCACGCCCTCGGGTGCCTACGTCATCACGGTGACGAGCGCGGACGCCTACACCATCACGCACGGCTCAAACGCCACCTCGGGCGCCACGGGCGGCGGCACGGCGTGTCTGGCGCAACTGGCCCGCACCTCGGCCAACGGGGCGCGGATCACGAGGCTGACGGCCCTTGCCCGCGCCACCAACACGGCGACGGAACTGCAGCTCTACGTCTCCAACGACGGCGGCACCACCAAGCGGCTGATCCGCTCGGTGACACTGCCCGCTTACTCAGTGGTTCAGACGGCGGGCCAGACCGCAGCGGACATGGGCTACTCGGACAGCGCCCCGCTGATCCTGGGGGCCTCTGAAATCCTCTACGTCGGCATTGGCGTCACCAACACCGGCATCGTCTTCCGCGCGGAAGGCTTCGGCTACTGATGCCGGCCAATCCCCTCGGGCCTACGGGCCTTCTCGCTCAATCCATGACCCTCCCGGCTGGCTCTCAGAGCCTGGCCATGGGGGGGATGAAGATGCGGGCGCAGGGGATGGACGGGCGGAAGCCGGGTGTCTCGCGCAACTGGCTCGCTATTCTGGGCAACGGAACGGCCAACGGCGGGGCGGGCATAGCGGTGGACGCTTCGGGAAGCGTCTATGTGGCCGGCGCGTCAGACAGCCAAACGCTGCTGGCGAAGTTCAGCGCGTCGGCTTTGCCACAGTGGGTGAACCTGTTTTCGCCTGCGGTCACTTACACGCCAAGCAGCACTGAAAGCACTACCGTTTCCCTCACGCTTGACCCGACTGGCGCTCCGTATTTTGCGGGGTCGAACAGCAGCAACGAGATCATATCGGCCAAGTTTTCGGCAGCCGGGTCTGTTCAGTGGCAGCGCACAGCAGACGGGTCGGGTGGCTTTGACCGAGCCTATTACGTGGCGGTCGCGGCGAGCGGAAACGTCTACACAGGCGCCCTGATTAACGCGATGGGATATGCCGGGGACAGATGCGCCCTGCTCAAATACAATTCCGCCGGGTCTTTGCAATGGACCCGTCACATCGATAATTCGCAGCAGTTGATCGGCGTATGCCTTGACGCCAGCGAGAACGCCTATGTTTGCGGTTCTTTGAACGGCTACATAGCCAAGATTAACTCTGCTGGTGTCGTCCAGTGGCAACGGGTCATCACGGGCTTTTCCTGCCTTGGCGTGGCCCTGGTTGGCAGTAACTTTTACGTCGTTGGCACCGACGGCGGATCGGGTGCCATCCTTGTTGCTTACGATACATCCGGAACCTACCAGTGGTCTCAGGTTCTCGGGTCATCCGGCACAAACAGGTTCAACGCCGTTGCGGTTGATGCCGCCGGAAGCATTTACGTTTGCGGGTCCACCACTCAGCAGGGCGCGGGTGCCAGCGATGTTTTGCTGGCCAAGTACACCTCGGCGGGCGTGCTTGTCTGGCAGCGCACTCTCGGCGCAGCAGGAAACGATTACGGCTGCGGCATCGCCACGTTTGGAACGGATGTCTACCTGACCGGCCAAACGTCGCTGGGCGCAGGCAGCGGAGACGTACTGGTCGGTTGCATTCCCGCAGACGGTTCTTTGACCGGCCTCATCGGCGGGCTTCGCTACGCACCCTCAACCCTCGCAAGTGCCGCGTGGTCGCATAGCGACGCTGCGTCTGGCGCGGCCAACAAAACGATTTCACCGACTGACACGGCGGCCGGTTTCACCACATCGGCGGCGGCGCTCGCTTCAACTGTTAGCAGGTTCTGATGCTCTACCAACGCAAGACCCTTCCCGACACGCTCATGGGCGACCCGGCCCCGCTTCCCGCCGCTCTGGTGGGCCTTGCGGACGCCAGCCTTGCCGACCTGACCGCCGCTCTCGGCGTGGCGGCCGAGGAACTCGGCTTCGACGGGCAGGGGTTCTTCCCCTTCACGCCTGAACCGCCCCCGCCTCCTCCGGTGGATGAACTGAACAAGGTGGACTTCCTGCGGCTGTTCACCCAGGCCGAGCGCATTGCCATCCGGCAGGCGGCGACGGCCCACCCCACGATTGCCGACTATCAGGCCATGCTCGACGCGGCGACGATTGTTCGCCTGTCCGACCCTGACATGCAGGTGGGGGTGCCGATGCTGGAACTCGGCGGGCTGCTCGACCCCGGACGTGCGGCGCAAATCCTTGCCGGGGTGCGTCCATGATCGAGCATCCGCAGGAAGAAGCGACCCTCCCCGGCAAGCCGATCCTGTCCTATTTCCGCCGGCTGTTCGTCGCCGCCGATCAACTGCTGAACGTCATCCTCGGCGGACACGAGGACGAAACCATCTCCTCCCGCATCGCCAAGGATCGCAGGCGGGGCAAGAAGTTCGCCTGCATCCTCTGCCGGGTGCTGGACTGGATCGACCCGCACCATTGCGAGAAGGCCATCGAGAAGGACGAGGGCAAACGCCCTGGCCAATACGACCGGCCTTCCTATCCGCCCCGTTCCGACTGGAGCTGATCCATGCCCCGCGTCGTCTTTGAGCTTCCCCCTGGGCTGAACAACGACGACACGACCTTTGCCGCCTCGGGCCGGTATGCCGACGGCTCCAACGTGCGGTTCTGGCGCGGCCGGGCGGAAGTGGTGGGCGGCTGGGAAGCCATCACGACCACGGCGCTCACCGGCGTCGTCCGCAAGCTGTTCGGCTGGACGGACAACGCGGCGGTCCTCAACATTGCCTCGGGCTCGCACTCCGCGCTTCAGGTCTACCAAGGCGGCGCGGTCTACGACATCACGCCGTTTGGCCCGCCGACGCTCTTGGCTGCCAATCCCCTGACCGTGACGAACGGCTCCCCGGTGGTGACGGTGGCGCACACGGCGCATGGCCTGGCCACGGGCAATCCGGTCATCTTCGCCGGCGCAACGGCTGTCGGCGGCATCACGCCGAACGGCACCTTCACCATCACGGTGGTGGACGCGAACTCCTACACCTACACCTTCACCTCCAACGCAACCT